AGGTCCACGAAGAAAGTTCAGATATTGCAAACGAAATTTTAAAAGTTGCAATAGAACAGGGCGACAATGTTGTTTTACCTATTGTTGGTAAAAGCGAAAAATCAATAATGAGAAAATATGACGCTCTTAAAGATGCTGGATATGATGTACATTTAAAATTGGTTTACTTGCCAATAGAAAAGGCTTTGCAAAGGGCAAATTCAAGATACAATGAAACAGGCAGACTTGTACCTATGGATTATATAGTTAATGAAGTAGGGTACAAACCTTTACAAAATTATGCTATACTAAAAGAGAAAGGACTATTTAAAACTTATGAAGCGGTTTCGACTGAAGTTAAACGAGGGGAACAACCCAAACACCTTGAAGACGAGGAAATCAGGCAACTTGTTTCAAGGCAGATTCGACAAGAAAGCAACCCTCAAGGGAACGAGGGATTGGAAACACGATCCGTCGGGCGAGGAATTGGAAATAACGAGGGATTAAGTTTTAATCAAAATGAAGAAGCCCCACGCGGTAAATTTAGAATTGACGAAGACGGCACCGCGATTATTGATATTTTAAAAGACGGCGATCCTTCTACAATAGTCCACGAATTAGGACACTATTATTTGTATTCTTTAGATACTTTGGCTAAGGGCGGTAATAAGCGCGCTCAAAGAGAATTAGCTGAAGTAAATAGAATATTTGGAATTAAAGAAGGCGCGGAATTGACTTATGATGAAATGGTTGATTTTCACGAAAGATTTGCGCGCGGTTTTGAAGCATATTTAATGGAAGGTTCAGCACCTTCTAAAAATCTTTTAAGGGTATTTCAAAACTTCAAAGATTGGTTAAGACAAGTTTATAATTCTGTAAAAGATCTTGATATTGATTTATCAGATGATGCAAGAAAACTTTACGATCGCGTATTTACAACGGATGAAGAATACGAAAAAGAAGTTTTACCGAAATATCAATACAACTATGTAAAATGTATTGAGCTTGAAAACGCCATAAACAAACCTATGTATAAATTCAAAAAAGGTATTTATGATTTATCACGCTCAATTAGCACTTGGTATGATAAATTGTTTGTACCGCTTGAAACTCGTATAGGTAAAATTTCACCTGAATTAAGAGATAAATTAAGAAACCATACGGCACAATTAGCGGTTACAACGGGTAAAGATCTTAACGCTGCGGCAGACTTTTTGAAGAAAACCGAAGCAATGAAACAGCAAAATAAATCAGATTATTTAATGTTTGATTTAGCCTTAAAAAACCGTGATGAACATATGGTAAGAATACTTGCTAATAAATATGGCTTTACGGATGAATTTAACAACATAAGAGAAATTTTAGAAGAAATATATAGCGAAGCCTTAGAAGTAGGTATAGATGTAGGTTATTTAGATAATTACTTCCCGCGTCTTGTTAAGCGTGATATGTCCGAAAAATTTATCGAATATATAGACGCACTTGCACGCCAAGAACAGCAAGACGTTATAAACCAAGTTATCAAACTTGAAGATGCCAAAATTAGTATGGTTTTAAAAGATTTAGCGGAAGCAGATAATAATAAATTTTGGAGCGTAGAAGATCGCGCCAAGTTTATAAATAACCATATAAGAGGCTTTGGAAAAAATAATATCTTGTTATCAAGAAATGCAAGTCTTAAATTTGAACGTCGTATTGATGAACTCGACGGCGATTTTAACCAATTCTATGAAACCTTTGAACCGGCTTTAATTAACTATATTGGCAATTCAAGAAAAGTTATCGAAGCAAGAAAATTCTTTGGAAGCGAATATAAAGAAGTCGGAAAATTAAGAGCAAGAATAAAACGAAAAAAAGCAACACTTGACGAAGTAAAGGATAGATACCCGAATGTTGCAAAAGCAAAAGAAATAACAAGGCTGAAATATGAATTATCACCTATTGAAATAAAACTTGAAGAACTTGAAAACAGAAAAGATTTATTACCTGAACAAATTGAATTGAGAGATAAATTAAGAGGACAAAAAGAACGCTTGCAAAGTCAAATTGAATGGACTGAAGGTGCAAACGCTAAACAAGTTCAAAATACAGTTATCAAAAGGCTTAATAAAGAAATAAGGGAAACATCCGAAGAAATAACTAACATAATTGGTAAATCTGAAAATGTTGAAGATAGCGTAGGAGCTTTAATAAATTCACTTGCAGCTAAAGGCGAAATATACGCCAAGGATGAAAAGCTAATAAGAGAAATGCTAGTAGCAAGATTTAATGCAAGCAGAATTTGTGAACCTATTAAAATGGTGAAAGATTTAACTTATATCTCAACCTTAAACGATTTTACAAACGCTATCACACAGTTTGGCGATTTAGCTTTTTCAGTTTATAAATATGGATTCAATGATACCTTTAAGGGCCTGAAAAAACCTTTTGATATATCTATGGAAGACTTAGGCATAAATGATTTAGCTTATGAATTTGCTGATACTTCAAAAATTTCGAAGTGGCTTAAAAAACAATTTGAAATAATCGGCTTGAACGCCATTGACGGATTAGGCAAAAATGCAGTAATTCAGGCTTCATTATTAAACGCACAGAAAAAAGCAAAAAGCAATAATGCTGAATTTGAAGCAAAGCTAAAAAGAATTTATGGTAATGGCTGGGAAAGTGCTAAACAAGACTTAGCGGAAGGCAAAGTAACAGACGATACTATTATTTTTGCTTTTCACGAATTATCAGATGTTCAGCCTATTTCAGAAGATCAAGTAACAGAATTGTACCAAAGCGGCGGCGGTTTTATGAAACTGTTTTACACACTTAAAACGTACGGTATAAAAGCTCTTGATATTGCAAGAAATGATGTAACAATGAATATCCAGCAAGGCATTATGAATAAAAACAAAGGTCAAGTTATAAACGGCCTTAAAAATCTCATAAGATTTCAAATGCTTTTATGGACTTTCGGCGTTCCTATTGATATGCTCAAAGATCTACTTTCAAATAGAGATATAAATATTTTTGAAAGTATGATAGACAATTTAATTCCTACATTTATTATAAATAGATTTATCATAAAAGACGCCGGAAAAAGCGGCTTAGGAAGCGCAATAGTTAATTTCTTTACGCCTTCAGTAGCACCCGTTACAACAAGGGTATTATCAGGCAAAAAGATTGCCGTTGCTCACGTTCCTATTGTTGGTAAATTTATCTATAATTGGTTCTTAAAAGATAGATAGTTAAATGAATAGAGCAGAATTTTATATAAAACTCTGTCAAAATATATATAAGGGGAATAAAAATGACGGTACCAAAAAATAATATTGTTCACAGTTACAAAGGTAACGGTGTTACTACGAAATTTGATTTTGATTTTTTAATCGAAAAGAAATCAGAATTATTGGTATTACACACAAATTCTTCAGGTAAACAAACTGAATTAACGCTTGATATAGATTATTCAATAAACAAAGTTGGCAATCCAAACGGCAGCTATATTACATTCCCGCTTGAAGATTCTGAATATAAAATTTTATCAAACAACGAAACAATTACGCTAATGCTTAATCTTGAAATTGAGCAAGATAAAGAGTATTCAAATTCTGCTAAATTGGATCTTGAATCATTAGAAAAAAGTTTTGATTATATTGTCAGACTTATGCAGATACTCAATAGAAAAATTGAAAGATGCGTAAAGGTACAAGAAGGTTCTTCAAGTACGGTTGATGAATTTGTAAATGAATTAATACAAGCAAGAGATGATTCTCACGAATCAGCAAATAGATCTTATCACTATGCAGAATTGGCAAATAATTACAAAGCCGATACTATTCAAATTTATAATTCTGTTCAAGAATTAAGTACAAACGAAAAAAATGCAATAACGCAATTAACAGAAAATTCTTTAAATGAAATAGAATATAAATCAACATTCCAAACAAGAGGCATAGGGGAAACCGTAAAATCAGATGTGCCATTAACAGATGCGGGATTACATTTAAAAGACGGTGCATTAATCAATGGATCAGGTCTGTATGCCGCTTTTGTTCAAAAAATGGCAAAGCTAAGTACAGAAAACCCTGATCTATTTACAAACGAAACAACTTGGCAAAACTCTGTTTCAAATTATGGATTTTGTAATAAATATGTTTACAATAGCACCAATAACACTATAAGACTTCCTAAAGTAAAATCTAACGAAAGATATTTAATTTCTTACAGTTCTAACAATCTTGGTTTTAAACGTATATATTCAGACGGTTGGTGCGAACAAGGAGGCTATCACACAAACACTCTTACGGCTAACGGTATTTTTACTTTGACATTGCCGATTCCATTTTTAAGTGATTCCTACGACTTTAAAAGAACTGCACATTGGAAAGGCACAACAGACTTAAACACGATTTATAGTAGCGGATATTCCTCCAAGACTGCAAATGATGTTACAATGTACGGTTATAGCACGGCTCAAATTGACGGGTATTGGTGGAGCGCAAAAGGTTATATTGATATATCCGAATATAACAACAACGTAAAAGGCAAAATATATGAATATGTTGTTGTTGCAACTTCTACAAAAACTAGCGCCGAAATTGAGCTAAACAACATTATTAGCGATATACAAAGTAAAGCAGATGTTGACTTAACTAATTGCAATATTTCAAATACATTTATTCAGAACTTAGCAAGAGCCGGAATTATTTTTATAGTCGAAAGCTACGACGGCCCCGACGGCTGGTATAATATTTGGTCTAACGGACATTGTGAACAAGGAGGCAAATTAGTAAGAACCGCCGCCGGAATTTCGCACGTTGCATTTTTAAGAGAAATGAAAAATAAAGAATATCACCCGAAGATCACATACGTTGGCGCTGATTCTTATAATACGTCTGCTAATTTTTATGCTTGTTATGTTACTCAAAAAACAACTACGGGTATGAATGTTGTCAGCCCGTCTGCAATAGCAAGTATGGAATATATAGAATGGGAAATAAAAGGACAAATAAAATAGGAGGAAGAAATGACAGCAGTATCAAAAACACTAGAAATTACAAATCAGGATTATGAAACGGTAGCCAGCTTGGCAAATATAACACTAACAAGCGGCAAAAAGTACAATATGCAAGTACAAAACAAAGCATTTATTAAACTTGCTGATGCAGAATTTTTACTTGAAAAAAACGAAAAATTTAGTTTTACACAAGATGATGATGATCTTTACATAAAAATTGTTGATGTGTTTAATCCAACAATTTTGACTATCTTAGAATGTGCATAAAAATACATAGGAGGAAGAATGATGAAATTTAAAACTTTTGTGAAAAATTTTGTTAAGAAAGCTACTGAAACAATAGAAGCAGTTGAAAGATTTTCAGAGCTTGAAGGTGAAGAAAAGAAAGAGCGTTTAGATGATGCGCTAACAAAGTTTGCAATTAAAGCATTAGATCAATGCGGCGTAAATTTTGCATTAAAATTTATTATTGAAAAATTTGTTATTAAAAACATTCCTGTTATTTCACAAGCAATTTTTGATTTAATCGAAAAAAGAATTAAGGGCATTACTTCAGATTATGATATTGAATCTACGGGAGAAGGATAGTGGATAAAGAAACAATAATTAAATATTCCCCTTTTGCGGTCGTAGTTATAGCATTAATATTTCAATGGAATTTATTTGTAACGCCTGAAAAACACGAAATTATGCGCCGAGAATTAATGACATATATGGGGCAAAACTTTGTTACAAAAGACGAGTATAGAAGCCAAAAAGAAGATATAAAAGATATGAAAATGAAGTTAGATAAAATTTATGACTTTATTTTCTTAGGTAAAAAATAGTCATTCAACAACTCCTCAATCGTTAGTAACGGCCCTATTTATTAGGGCTTTGTCGCGGGGTAGAGCAGTCAGGTTAGCTTGCTGGTTTCATAGGCCAGAGGTCGTGGGTTCAAATCCTACCCCCGCTAATATTTATTTAGCTCATCTGCCAAGTGTAGAAAGAGGTATTGTAGCCTTGAGGGGTTACTTTTTAAGCGGCGGAGTTACCTTGCTCCGCTGTTTTCAATAAGGAGGAAAGATGAATATATCAAAACAGGGAATTGATTTAATTAAAAAATTTGAAGGATGTAGATTAGAAGCCTATAAATGCCCGGCTGGTGTTTGGACTATTGGCTACGGACATACGGCACACGTTAAACAAGGTGATAAAATAAGCGCTTCACAAGCTGAAATATTTTTAAGATATGATCTAAAAGTTTTTGAATTGCACGTTGAACATAATGTAGAGCATAAATTAAATCAAAATCAGTTTGACGCCCTTGTTTCGTTTACTTATAATTGCGGCCTGAAAAATTTAAAAACATTAGTAAAGAATCGCGATATAAAACAAATTGGTAATGCGTTGACTTTATACAATAAAGCTGGAGGAAAAGTATTAAAAGGCTTGGCTAATAGAAGGAAAGCAGAACAAGAACTATATTTTAAACAGTAATACTAATTCTTTTCTTGTGTTTTATTCCTTTCTAAGTAACATTTAATAAAACACATATATTCCTTTCGACAAGGAGTGCTGCCGGTTGTGTGATCGGCAGTATTTTTTTATGCTGCTTTTTCTAAATCAAATAAAAATTCGTTAGTAAATAATTTTTGCAGATTAGATACAAAAAGTTCTAACTTAGCCCTCTGTGTTCCACCATTTTTCAAAAATGGGTTATTAATTAAATAATTAAAGACTGAACTAAGCTCTACGCTTAGTTTTTTGTCTTTATAAACAAAGTTCGAACCTATTAAATTTAAAATTGCTCTTTTTTTATCAGGGCATGACCTAGAATATAGTTGTGGAGCGTCTTTAACAAACTTTAGTAAAAGGTTCGAACCTTCATAAAACCTGTCTGAAGTTTTACTAATACTTTGCAATTTTGCATATAGTAAATCTTTTTCTTGCTGCCATTTATTATGTTTTTCTTCCCAAAATTCTTGGGTGATGATTCCGTCTAATTTATCAGCATACAAGCTGTCAATTCGTTTTTTAAGCGTGTTAATTTGTTTTAAAATACTTTCTTGCGTGATTTCTTCATAATCGGCCTTGGTTCGTTGCATATCTTTTATAACTTGTTTTATTTCTTCAAACAGATCGTCAGGTATTGAATGAGCAATTTTATCTATTAAAGCTGCAAAAACTTTTTCAATATCTTCTTGTCTTATATAATCTTTCTTGCAATTACCGCCGCGTTTGCCGGTGCAATGATAATAAATATATTTACCTTTTTTAAGTTCTGCTGTTAATTGACAGCCGCAATGTCCGCATTTAATCAGGCCCGTATAATCAAATTGTACGTCGTGAGTGCGGGCCTTGCTTTGATTAAACATTTTTTGAACTTTGTTATATAAATCTATGCTGATTAAAGGCTCGTGTTTGCCGTCATAAATTACGCCCTTAATTTCCATTTTGCCTATATAAAAAGGATCGTGTAATATTTTCAGAATGGCTGATTTAGCGTAAACTTTTTCATTAGAATATAAACCTTCGTCGATTAGTTTTCTTTGTGCTTCTTTTGCCGAGAAACCGCTCGCGTATAATTCAAAAAGTCTTTTTACAAATACAGCTTTTTCTTTATCTATGACAACTTCAGCTTTACTATTTATGCGAATATTTTTATATCCTACGGGTGCCTTGTGAGGATAGCCGCCTTGTTTAATTTTTTCTTCACGGCCCTTATTTATTTCTTCTCTTAAATTATCAATATAATTTTTTGCAATAAGAACTTTAAAACCGTGTATTAGTTTTTCGTGGCTTTTAGAATTTTCGCTTAATATTGTTCCTTCTTTAACAAGATGAATTTCAAGCCCCTTTATATCTTCAAGCAAAATATAATCTTTAAAATTTCTGTATAATCTATCCGTTTTTTCTACAAGAATTATGTTTATATTTTTTTCTTTTATATATGCAAGCATTTCATTAAAAGCCTTACGACCAGCTTTTTTAGCCGTTTCGGATTCTGTAAATTTTTTAATGATGTTGAATGAATTTTTTGATGCGTAGTTTTCTAAAAGCTCTATTTGAGCCGGTATTGAAAAACCCTCTTTTTCTTGACCTTTAGAAGAAACTCTTGCATATATGACAGCATTTTTCATAAGTTGATTCTACCATAAAATTGAATGAATAAATAAACTAATTATTGTCAATAAGAAGAAATATAAACTTTGAAACCTCCGTCTTTATTTCTTCTTTTGACGGTATTTTATCTTCTTTTGGAGGAAGCAAGACTAATTTTATATTTGTATCTTGTACCTCTAATTCTTGCATACGTCCTCCGGCATAATCGTTACTACTTGTTTTCTGTTTTTGTCGTAAGCAACTTTAAAGAATTTTCCCAAGCGTTCAAGCTGAAACAGAGTTACACGGTTTGTTTGTTTGCCTATTACAGTTAATTCGTTGTTTTGTATTTGGCGTATTATTTCATTTTGGTTTAAGGCAACTCCGACACGTTCTATACATCTGCGTTCAAAATGCTTGCTTTGTGCTACTTTTTTATTTAATCTTTTGCGCATATTACACCTCAAAATTAAATTCAAGAAACTTCCTGCTTGCAAGGTAATCGCATAAGTGTACAAAGGATTGTATTTTTGTTTCAGGCTTTGGCATTATTTCTACGCCTGTTTTCCAGTCTGTATTCCATTGGCCCATATGCGTTTTTATAAGCGTTGCTAACTGTGCTGCTATTTCTTTATCTTCGCATAATTCTTCTATCATTTCGGCGGCAATAAGTGGGTGATTTGATTGAGCATAATTATTGTATTCTCGGCCGTGTTTCCAGCCGTCGTGCAATAATAATGCAGCTATAATTAAGTCTTTATCCTTTGACAGCCCTTTAAACATTTCAAGTCTTAATAAGTCGTTTGCAATTCTAACGGCTGCTTTTGTATGTCTTATTAAGCCTTCTTTGCCAAGTGCATAATTAGGGTGATATTTTCCCGTGCTGCTTGCTGCAACTTCAAAAAAATAATCGGGTAATTGCCCGATTAAGTTTTGTGCTATTTCTTTTATTTTTGGATCGTCTATAAAATCCAGCTCCGTTATAAAATATTCTGTTTTATTCATTATCTAATTCTCCTATTTAATAAAATATCTTTGCAAACCTTTAATTCTTCAGGTTTTTTATAATTTTTTATACAGATTTCATTTACCTGTTTTTCTTTTTCTTGTTCTTTTAATTCGATAGGTATTGTCGCCAATAATGGTATTATTGGTACTAATAATATGAAAAATGGCATTTTATTTCCTCCTAAATATGATATAATAAGTGTAGGGTTATATTGTTATGCAGCTCACAATGAGCTACAGCGCAAGATGAAGCGAAAGAGAACTGACAACTCTCTTGAATTTGAAATTGTTACGTAACGGTGGAATATCAGAAGAAGCGTACGGCTTCTGATATTTTGCTATTTAAAATTTCAAACTAAATGGAATTTTTATACTTTTACTGTCAAGAATCCATAGATGATACATATTAGCTTCATCTACAAGTTCGCTTTCTTTCGGAAAGATCTCAATAGCTACTGCTTCATTACCAAAAATTTCGTTTTTAATTCTTTGTTTTTCAGACCACGATATATCAGTATTCTCTTTGTTTCTAATACAAGCGTGTTCAACCTTTCCCCATTCGCAAATAAATTCTCGTATCATAATACAATAATTTCTATCTTTATCTACAAAAGCTGTTGTCATATCGTGAAGCCAGCCGCTACCTCTATTTTTTTCATTTGGGCTTGGTTTTAAAGTCCATTTATTTATTTTTGCAAGTTTGTAATTCGGCATATTCCTCCTTGCTTATTACTTCCCAATCAAAAAAGTAATCTGTTTTTTGTTCACCGTTTAAATAATATCTGACTTGATATTCAATGCCTTTTAAAGAAATATGAACGGCTATTATAACACCGTCTAAATATTCAAAAGGTTTTATATAGCAAGTTTTGTTTATCAAATTTTCGTAATTCATTTGCCTCCTTAAATAATCTTTTTTGCTTCTTTTACAATTTCTTCAATGCAAGCTATTTTATTTTTATCTAACAATTTTTTATTTAAGGCTTCACCAATTTTTAAAATATAGCCTTCTAATCTTTTTATGTGTCTTTGTACTAATTCAATATTTAATTGGTTTGTTATAATCTTTTTAAAATTAACTCGCTCTTTCATCTATCCTCCTAAAACGGTATTGGTGGGTATATTTGTTCTTCTTCTTTGCCGTTGCGGTCTGTTCTTTTTTCTTTTACGAGTATTGATTTTTCTATCTTGCCTACAATTTGCAATACATAAACAATACCGTCATCAAATTGTTGTGATATTCTAACGGCTTCTTGCTGCGCATCTTCATAGCGTGTATGAATAAATGTAGGCTTTTCTTTTGCCGGATTATAAACAAAAAATAATTCTGATTTATTTTCTTGCATTTTATGTTCAACTTTATCAATGTCGTTTACAGTAATTGTGCCTTGCAGATCTTGTCCACGTTCATTTACCACATTTAATCTAATATCTTTTAATTTGCTATCAGGTTTAAATACTTCTGTTATTTTTAAAACCCTTTCCATTATTCATCCTCCAATTTTAATTGCTGCATAATTCTATCTCTTAAAATATTTCTATAATTTTTGCTTTGTAATATCTCGTTTATTATTGCTTTGATAGAACCTTTTAAACTTTCTGAAACTAATTTATCAATATAATTTTTATCTTTTAAAATAATTTCAATATTGTTTAAAACTTCTTGCTCAATTAGTTTATTTAATTTGCTGTTGCCTTCTTCTGATAAATCAAAATACATTAGTCCTCCTTTATTTTTTCAAACATATCTTCACGTGCTAACAAAATTATATTTTTATCAATCGTGATAATTTTCGCGTTATACATAAATTCGTCTGCTTCATCAACAATTTTTTTAATCGGTAATTTTTCAAAGTCCTTATCTGATAAGCTGATAGAGCAGCCCATTTTTGGTAAGTTAAGTTTATACATCTATTACCTCCAATGCTTTGTTTAATATTTCATTTAATTTGTTAGTATAAAGATTTAGCAACTTGCACAAATAAGCAATATTGGATAATGGCTCTCTATAAGCAATTTCAAGTGGTTGTGCTACAATATCTCTTATTGATTCAAGAGTTTTTTTGTATTGATTTGAAATATAAATTTCGTCCCTTTCCCCGCTTTCAGCTCTGTCAAGTTCGTCTTTTAATCTTTCATTTTCCTGTTTCAAGCGTTCAATTTCTTCTTGCTTTTTAAAACACTCTTTACAATAATTGCTCATTTTAATAATCCTCAAATATATATTCCATTTCTTTTAATATAACTTTTGCAAAATTTTCTTTTCCTCGTTCCCAATCTTCATTACAAGGATCACAAGCATCAAGGCAAATATTTCTTATTTTCCATAAAACTTCTTTTTCTTCGCTCATTCTTCCTCGCTTTCTAATACCCATTTTAAGGCTAGAATATAGCCGTAAGTTTCTACTGCCATATAGTTGTTTTCTGTTTCTATATCTCTTCGTGCTTTTTGTAATTCTTCTTTTATTTCTTCTTCTGTTTTCATTCGCACTCCTCAATTTCAAATAAATCTAAAATATCTTGAAAGCCCCTTATGGCTTCTTGTTTTAGACTGTAATTATTTCTTTTAAAATAAGTTTTATAATTGACTAAATTTAATTTGTCTTTGCATATATCTACAATTTTTTTAAAAAAACAGTCTTCATTTCTGACGCTTTTACATTCGCAAAAAAATCTATTGCCGCAATTTTTTATGATGTATTTTGTCATTCTTTGCCTTTATCCTCGTTTATTATCAGTTCTAAAATTTCGTTCCATTCGCATTGTGTTTTTTGTTTAAGCTCCGTCTTACATTCGCCGCAAGTTAAACAGGCTTTAAGTGCGATCTTTTTTATATTCGCTACGACATCACCCGAATACCACACTTGCTCTTTGCCGATCCTATCAGTTACCCACTTCATTTAGCAGCTCCTTGTTATGATATATGTTACCTAATACTTCTAATTCAGAAGCCCAATAGTTATCGAAGTTGCAACAAATTTTTATAGCTTTGTTTTCAATAGTGAACATAGCTCTATCATCTGAATAATTGATTACGTATGAGTTTTCGTCTTGCAGAACTGAAACAATATCACCTTCAAAAATCAGCACACCGTTTTTATCTTTAAGCCCGGTGCATTGCATAAGTTCTACTTCTTCCGGGAAATAATAAGAGTTTTTTGGACTACTGTCTTCTTTAAAAAATACTTCGCCGCCTTCTGTATATTCGCTGTCGTAAGCATACAACCCTTCAATATTGTGCATTTCTTGTTTTTCTTTATGCCACGCTCTAAACTTAAACCTATCTTGCATTTTTGACCTCCACAATTTTTATTTTCGGATCTAATGAATGGAATTTGCCTGATCCGTAACCGCCTGAAGTTACGTAACCGTGCATATAACACCATATAACAGCTTGCATTTTAAACGGATATTCTCTTACAACTCTTTCAGTTCCTTTTAAAGTTTTTCTAATTATTTTCCATTTACTCATTTAATATCCTCCGGGAAAAATTTATCACCTTCAGCAGCTATTTTTTGTGCGTCGTCTGCTTCTTCTAATCCGTAACCGTTACCGATTCTATACTTTATTTCGTTTGTATTTTCATCTAATGTTTTTACAATTCCTATTGTGGTGCCGTCATAAGTTGTGTACCACCAGCTTTTTAGTATTTTCATTCTTCTTCCTTTCTAGGTTTCCCGTGTCGTGCAAATAGTTTCAAGACGGTATATTTAAGCGGCTTTATTCCGTATTCGTTTATTGAAAATTCTGTTTTGCTGTAACATATTTCATACTTACCGCATTTTGAACATCTGCAATTTGCTTCAAAACATTCTATTGAGCTTTGCGTCCAATGGTTGTAAATCCAATTATTTTTGTCGCTTGGTTGCATCGTTTGTATTTGTTATCCTCTTGACTAAAATTCTATTGCCGTTAAAATCGCAAGCATATTGCCTTATCTCAACAGTTTTGCCCTTGCGTTTTACTTCTACATTTTTCCCGTATTTAAAACCTGAAGGCGCTTTATATTTATCTCTAAAGCCCAGCATTGTCGAGGTTACATCTTTTTTAAGACGTTCTTTTATTTTGTCTGCTCCGCCTGAATAATAATATTTTTCAAAATAACAATTTGCTTTAATGTCGTGATAGTAATATAAAGCCATACGTTTATTGCAGATCGGGCAATTTGCTATATATAATTTTCTTTCGTCTTGTTCTTCTGTATCAAGTAAATACCAAATATCGCTTGCTGAAAAAACACTATTACAATGGCGCATAATTCATATACTCCATAATCCCTCCTTCTCTAAAACCCTCGAAATCGAGGGAATTAACTTTTTTTATAATCGCAATCTGTTTTTTCTTCACAAAGTTTTGCATCTATGCTGCAACGATATTCTTGTTTTACTGTTTTGTCCTTTATGTTTCCGTTATTGCAAAGCATAAGTTTTCTGCAATCTGTTACATCAATGTCATTGATAATTACTTGTTCTTTCATTTTGTTTCTTCCTCCTTTTCATCTAGTTTTAAAGACTTTCCAAGTGATTCAAGATAGCCAAGTTTGCAAATATACGCTTTACGTTTTGGCATATCTCGTGTCATAAACTCCATTAAAAGAGTTACGTCTGCAATAAAACCGCCTAAAATTTCCATAAGTTTTGTTTGTTCTTCTGTTAGATCTTCGCTCCATTTTTTTTCTTCTGTCATTATTCCTCCTTTTTTATTAAAAAATTGCTTGATTTTGAGATTTTTTCTCAAATATGTGCAAAAAAATTGTTTATATTTTTGGTAACGAAATATATTTCGGTAGCAAAATATTCGCAAGTTAAAGGAATTGAACCTCTATCTACGATTTTGGAGATCGTTATTTTAGCCGTTAAACTAAACTTGCATTTTGCTAAGGACATTTATGTCCTTCTCAAATTATCCATTCAATATAAGGCTTGCCCTTATAACCGTGTTCCCATACAAACCACGCAAAAGGTATCATTCCGCTTGCACCACTTTTTGACATTGTTAATCTTTTTGAAAATACATAAACCGTTTTTAATGGCGTTGTTTGAAACAACTTGTATCTATCGGCACTTTCTAAAAAAGCTAATCTTAAAAGCATTGCAACTTTGCCGGTAGTTAATTTTAATGCTTGCTCTATAAAAGGTTTTGCAATTTTAAAAGGCGGGTTTGTTATAATGTGTTGGGCCTTGTATATGCTTGGTAATTCTTGTATAAAATCAAGGTTTCTTATTTCGCCATAACCGCGATCTATTAAATCGGTTGAAAACACCGAGAGGCCATAGCTTTTTAATACTTCACTTATCGCACCATTACCGCAAGCACATTCCCATATTACCCCCCCCTCAAACCTTTCACGCTTTAATAGCTGCTCTGTTGCAAAATTAGGCGTTGGGTAAAAATCGTGTTCATCAATATTTTGCCTTGCCATAAATTGATTTTTAGGCATCACCATACCTCGTGCGCCATTCTTCGTCTTGTTCTTTCAAGTAATCTTCAATAGGCGATACTGTTTTTAATTTATCTATCGGCACAATATAAAAGCGTTTTGGTCTGTTATCATATCTTACAAAGCGTTCAAATTCTCTTTCGGTATATGCAATACCCGCAGCAGTAAAAGGCCCGTTATCAACTAAGACAATAGGTAATTTACCTTTGCTTTTTATATATCTATAATTTTCTGAAATATAATCGCTTTCAACTTCTTCGCCTTCGCGATCTAAAAATTGTTCTTTTGTTTCATCTTTTGGATCAATATAGCACCCCATATTACCTCCTTAGTATTTGCTATACTTTTTATTAAAAATAAGATCCCAGCGTGAGATCTTATACCAGCCTTCAAAATCATCATCTGATAAATTGTGTACGGCTTGTTGATGTATTTGTTCGTGCATTGATATAGGAATTAAAAATAGCTTTTGTTCTATGCCTCGTTCCTGATACCAGCTTTTATTTTTTTCATAATGAGTACGGCCAATATAATGATGAAGATTATGCGTATAGTGGTTATAATCTGCCGTGCTTTTTATATGTTCTATCTTTGTAAAAGAGCCGTCTTTATTGACATAATAGATAGGATATTTTTTAATGTCCTCATTCATTATTGTTGACATCTTGCCCCCTCTTTTTTGGCTCTAAAACCCAAACTAAAATTTTTAAAATTGCAGCAGCAGCAATACCTTTAGCGTTGGTGTAAGCGTTCTCATCTTTTGCATTATCAACCAATTCTTTATATTCTCTTTTGACTTGTTCAAACTTTTCTTCTATTTCCTTTTTTGTTCTCATCTTTTTTATTCCCCTTTAAATCTTCCGGTGCTATTTCTATCTCTTTTTCAATTAAAAATTTGCACTCATTTTGAGCGCATAATTTATTTGGCATAAAGCCGTATTTATTGCATACTGCCGTATTTACACAAGCAAAGTGTTTTTCTTGTGTCATTTATCCTCCTTCCTCAGTAATTTATATTTAAGCCAATTTACTTTATGACCGTATCTATCGCAGCCTTTTTGTGGTTCGGTGTCAATATAAAAAGGGCTGCCTTCTTTAAGCAGCCTCTTTTTTGCATCTCTTATTACACTCGGACAATGCCGGATTCCATATAATAAATGGCATTGCATATTTGTTATATCGCCGTGCTGGTACAAGTGATATAAAACCCTTTCCGACTGAGTAAATTTTATGCTGCCTTTTACCTCGTCATTAGTGATATATTTTTGAACTTCCCTATATAATTCGGGCGGCAATTTATCTTCTAAATAATTTCTAAGGCACCCGATAAAATATTCATTATCCATTTGTCCTCCTATAACTCGTTTGTTTAAAATTCTTCCTTTGTGTCATTTGAAAAAATCTATCAAACATTGCTTCAAAATCAGGTATCTGTTTTATTTTTTCTACCATTTCAGGATTAGAAGTAATAATTACATTGTTTAAATTTGTATAAAGATAATTAACAAAGTCCGCTACATCTGTTAATGTTCTATCCTTATAGGCTTCGCGGCCAAAATCATCAAAAATAAGAAGATCATATTTTGCAAATTCTTTTACTTGCTCCATAAAATCAAGCGGGTTTTTAGTTCCGTAAGTGCTTTGTAAAACTCTTATGGCTTGTGAGAATACCATAAACTTTACTTTATAGCCTCTTAATATAAGTTCTTTGCCGATACATACCGCAAGCGTTGTCTTTGCGTTGCCGACTTTGCCGACAAAATAAAGCCCTTGTCTTGATCTCGGTTTAAAGTTTTTTATGTATTCTTTTGCAGCTTCTATGTTTTCGCAAGTTCTTGTTTTTAATCTTTTGCCTAAAGTGTCATAAGGAAAGTTAGCATCTTTTAATCTGCGTTTAAGAAGTTGATAATTATATATTCTTTCTTGGCGTTCCTGTTCTTCTATTTCTTTTTTCTTTGAGCAATCACAAGCGGCTACATAAACAATGCCGATTTTGTCATATTCTTTTGGTACATATTCTTTGCCACATTCAGGACATTTGCGCCCTTTGTTTATGGGGAATTTTATACATTGTGCTATTTGTTTCATTTAAAATCCTCCATAGTTATCATCAATTTTATTTACACCACACGCCTTAATAACCCAGCGTCTAATTGTGAGATTATCGCTTTTTGTTTTATAATTTTTTTCTTCCTTATAAGCAGATAAATATTCAATCAATTTTTTTGTATTAGCTTCGCCAAATTCATCAATAAAACGGTTATATTCTTTATCGGTTAATTTAATATTGTTATAAGATCCGTAAGTATTTTTTGATTCTTTTGGTAATTCTTTTGGCAAAATACTATTTGTATTATTTAATTCTTTACATTCTTTTAATTCTTTGTTTATAGTGTCGCAGTTATTTCGCATCTGTTTCGCATCTGTTTCGCAGTTATTTCGCAAAGTGTCTTGCCGAAAATAATTATTCATAGCTTGGTATTTATCGTAGTTATTGACTTTGAGGACTACTCCCCGTGTCGTTTTTTGTTTCGCCAAAATATCTGCTTCTGTACTAGCCCACTTTAAAAAATGGTAAATTTGATGTGCAGTTACGCCGGGTATTCGTTCTTCTGAAAAATTAAAAAAATTACTTCCCCTTGGAAACAATCCGTCTTCGTGGTTCACTCTTAAAAGAATGTAGAGGAATATTTTTAAATATTCAGGCGGTTTCCTCCATATTTCAGAAAATAAAATATGACGAGATAACAAAATAAAACCGCCATTTATATAATCGTTATCCACATTTATTCCCTTCTAGTAATTTGGTCCATATTTCGCAGCACAAGCGGCATTTATTTCACCCATTTGCATAAATTTAACAATAGATTGAAGCCCTGATATTTTAGCTTGATAGGCTTTTAAAACCATTTCAAGTCCTTTATATTCTTGTTGTGATTCATTTAATTTGCTAACAACTTTTATGGCTTCATCTTTAAAGTCCGGGTGTCCTATAAGCATTGGTATTTTATTTTCAAAGGCTGCGCTACTTCTATGCAGCCCAGCCTTATAAATCATTACCGTTACTTGGTTAAGACATTTTGCATATTCACTACGGGCATTTTTATAAGCTGTTGCCAGCTTTTGCATTTCGCCCGCTTCCCGTAGTAATTGTTCTGCAAAGTCTTCAACTTGTTCTATTTCTTCGCTCATTCGTCGAAGTTATCAAGCGGATCGGGCATATCTGCTTTGACTTCTTCTTTTGTTTCTATTGCTTCTGCTTCTATATATTCTTCGTTATTATCTACAAATATAGGTTTATCGTTTTCAATTACCGCCATATCGTTTGCAATAGCTGTTTGAAAATCAACCGACATAATACCCCATTTAGATATTAACTGACGAAGCATTGTTTTAAAGGCCATACCGTCAAAATCTTTAGACCAAAAGCTATACTTCCAATTCTTTTTAAGATCGGTTCTATATGCTTGTGAATATTTTTGTGCGTGATTTTCCATTTTTGCACGGCTCCAATATAGAGTTTTCTTGAAGCCGTTTTGGTATTCAAACATTGCATAATAGCCTATTGTGCGTGCTTGTTCTCTTGCTTCTTCGTCTTCTATTAGTTTTACTTCTATGGTTTCATCAAGAGGATCATATTTAATTAGTTCGCCTTCTTTAATATCA